TTTTAAGTTTACTGGCTTCCGCAAGTGCAGTACCCATGTCAAACATCCTATTGTCAACAAATGTCTGTTCTGTACGACCTAAGCCAACACGCTTTGAGTCCCATTTTAGAAATGACTGGATTTTGCCATTTTCAGTTCTACCAGCCCCTTCAAGAATAGATGCTCTCTCAATAGCATTCGTAACATTCCTTGGGCTTTTAAGTCCTTTCTCAGCCCTCTGAGCTAGAACAATCTTCTTTGCATTGAGCTTCATTTGCTCCATGCTCATAGGTTCGTAATCTGCAAGCTCTTCTTCAGTTAAATCTTTTTTATAATCAGCTTCATTCTTTTGAAGATCTCTAACTGCTT